TCCTTTCTTGAGTTCTGCCCCACCATATCTTGGGCTATCGTCAATAAAATAATCCATCGAAACATTTTCAATATTTCCCACAGCCTTTAGCTTATCTAGCATCTGCTCAACACAAGATATGTGTATATTCTTAGTTATAGTTGCTTTTACTTGAAACATCTCATAATTACTCATCGCTCCTCCTTCTTCTTGGTAAATCCAGCGTCTAAAATACATTGAACCAATTCCATACAATGTAGGTTGGTATTAAATCCTTCTTGAAACCTAGCCACTATCTCAAGCAATTCAGCACTATCATCATTCATGCTCCAATCATCTAGGATTATGTTGTCTTTCACTATACTTCCTCCCTAGTTGTGCTATGCTAATAAAGTTTCTCTGTCATAAGAATATCCTCATTAAGAAAAGCACTATCCAAAATAGTGGGTTAAAAATAGTGAGTACAAACAGCATCATAACGCACAACATAAACTTGAACATAATACTGTCCTCCAACGGTCTAGCATACTGGTCATTCGCCCAATAATAAGGGTCACTTCGATGGTCGTGGCACATTCTTTACTCCTTTCCCAATACAAGCCCAACAGTAATATTCGTGCTTACCACGTTTAAGGCACTGGTGCAGACCAGCTTCCTTCCCGCAGATGTCACATACCCAACGCCACCCCTTTTTGTCTACTGTTTTCGCCATGATATGAATTTAACTCCCTGCTTCTTTAGGTCATCTTCAACATAATCCATGAATTCATCAATGTCCATGCCCGGTAGCGGTGGAGGTTCTGGCTCTTCATAGCGGACGGCCCCAGCTAAGACGAATAACTCGTACCATCTAATGTCGTCGTTCGCGTGGGGTCGCCCTTTGGGGGTGAAATTTCCTTTTTGTTCAGGGTTGTTCGTTTGGATCTTCAGGCTCCATTTCATCAATCCTATGTTCTATCCATTTTATTAACCCAAGAAGAGTAAAATAATCTCCTTTAGAATGCCATCCCAACGCGGCTCTGTCCTTTGTCTCGTTGTTGCTTGCAACGAAGATTGACGTATCAAACCGACTTGCCAACTCTTTTATCAGGTCTTTTGTTTGTACGAACTTTATCTCGTTTGCATTTTGCGGTATTTTTTCTTTTGTCATAATTCTCTTCCACCCAAACCCTTTCATCATCATAATAACGACATAATTTCTGATATGCTTTGTAGTGTTTATCAGGCTCCGCTGTGTACATCGCCAAAGCCAACCCCCAAGGGTAGTGTCTACTCGGCATGCTCACCTACAATCCCACCAAACGTATTGCGGACATGCTCAACTTCAGGGTCAGCATGCTTTCGTGGGGTGTTTAGCCTTCGTATGTCAAGGCTGTACAAGTTCAGCGCTGACTGAACCTTGTCCTTTCGCTCTTCGCCAATGTCATACTTCATGCAGTTTGTAAGCCACCAAGCGTTGGATTGGTTGCCACAATCGACCCCGGACTCTTCAGCTAGGAATTCAGAAATGGCGGGATTCTCTGCCCAATCAGGATTGTCTTTATTGAAAGAGAACCTTTGCTCCCTGTTTAGAGCACGATACTTCATCACCGTGAGCGGCACTGCAGGTTTAACCAACGGCTTGAAGAAACCCAACATCTTATCAGCCGTGAGTATGGACAAGCGTCTTTCCAAGTCATCTTGGTCTGTAGCCACCTTGGATATGGCTTTACATGCTTCAGATACCCAACTTCCGTCACTTATAAGCATTACAGCCCCCTTATGATGTCATCAACGATATTATCCAACGATTGCTTTTCCGGCTCTCTTTCAGGCTCAATGAACTGGGATGACGCTGGGTTTGCTTTCTTCATGTTGGCTTTCTGGGCGTTGATTACTTGCGTTGCCGTCGGCACGAGCATCTGGGGATGCGTGTGGGTACTATTACCCAACGCATAAGCAGCCTTTTGCATGTCAGAAGCAGTTAAAGCGGAGGATTTCCCACTTCCCCTTGCACCACCAAATATATGGCTGTGCTCCGGAATGTCAATCTTAATGGACTTTCCAAATTGTTTAGGGACAAGAGCATCAAGTACGTGCTTTGACATCTCCTTTGCTGCCCAGTCCTTTGACATCTCCTTTGCTGCCCACTTTCTTGCGTCCTTTGACATCTCCTTTGCTGCTGCCCACTTTCGCTTCATTCTGTCACTACTACTTGTCTTTTTCTGCATCTACGAGCTCCTTTAACTCTTTTAACTTAGGGTCCTCACCCGGATCGGGGTCAGTAACCCAGTCAGTCCAATTATTAAAGAAAGTAGAGCCATATTGCACAAAGCCATTTTGGTAGGAACGTGAATTTAGGTAGTTTTGAATGGCGCGGGCGCAATCTTCAACATCAACAGCAGTTTTTATGGATGATGTCATGTGGCGAACAGATACTTTCTTCCCGATTTTGCGTGGATACAAAGACCAAAGATAATCAAAATCTTTGACACCCACTATAGGTTTTTCTTTCTTAACATTCTTAACATTCTTATGATGGGGTCCAGGTTGAGCAGTCACCGGGGTCCCAGTTGGCACCCCAGGGGGTCCAGTGTGAGCACTCAGGGGGGTCTGAGGTGACACCCGGGTTTGGTAACTATTGTAATTGCATATGGTTAGGATGGCGTACTGATTTGTTGAGTAAGTTGTAAGAAACGTAGCATCTGCTAACCGCTTTATAGCACGTCTTACACGTGTTTTACCCCACCCTAATTCCTTTGAAAGACGCTTGTAACCACCAAGATATTGACCTCTGCGACATATAGCAGACGTGTGGTGAATATTAAACGCGCTGTCTTTGAAATTAGAGTGGAGCAAGAGGTGCACTGCAAGATAGGTTGCATCTACGTTGCTATAGAACGAAGTCAACGCTATCTTGCGGTGCAACTTAACCCAACCATAGTCGTTGGATTCTTTATTCAAGCCATGCCTCTTCTTTCGCTGTTTCTTCAACCTTTGGATCGGGCTGATAATCAAGAACAGTTGTGTTTACGACTCCATCGCGTGTTTTCTTCCCAACGACCCAAATCGTTGTCTTACCGATCAACTTGTTGAGGAACCCACGGAATTGACCTGAGTTGGTATCTCCAATGGTGTCTTTAACGACAGCAATGTCAACGCTCATGCCTTTAATGAACTTAACCAACTTCCAACCGGCCGTGTCAACCAACGTAATCCAGTCAGTCAACGTCTTGCCTTCGTACTTACCATCACAGAACTCGGACTTTATTACTAACTGAGGGCTGCCTGTTGACGCTTGGGCTTCCTCAATCGACTTAATGCGGACTCTGTAAGGTCCATTGTCATACGTACCGCCTGAATCTGTATCAACATCCCAGTCTATGTTCATTTATTACTCCTTTTGTTGTTTAGGAAGTTAATGCTAGTAAGATTATGTACTCTGCCACAAGCCTCACATGGTGTTCTTTTTAACTCATTTATTTCTTTTAGCCTTGGAATGATATAGTCTTTCTCCCAGTAGGTGTGCTTATCTAACCTCATGGGCTGTTTAATTAATCCAGACATTTTGTAAAAATGAAGAGTCCTATGACCTAGTTTAAAGAGCTTGTCAACGTCTGTCTTTGATATGACATCCATTTCCATTTAATTACCTAGCCTTTCTTTAGCTTCTTGGTCTTTAACCTCTTTGTACACATGGTTTAATACTTTACCGAAGATAATGCCAAAGTCGGCTATCTCTCCAGATTGGTCCTCTCCAACACCTGCGAACTGAGTTTTGCACAGGCTTACGTCGTTAGGCCTTAACCGTAGCCAACGTTTGCCTGTTTTCTCGTGCACTTCCAGATGTCCGACCATGTCGAGGCAACCACATAGCGTGGGTACAACGCTTTTGGCAATTTTAGGGACTGTGAGCGTCACTACGTTGCCTTCGACATTCTTGAGCTCCATTGGGAACTCCCAGCAGTTGATAATTACATTCATGTTTTGAAAGACAAGGTCACGGAACAAGTGTATCCACTCGCGGATCTTGTAAGCAGAATCCCCGTATTCACGCAGCGTTGGACCTTCTTTCCCACGGCGCTTGGTCAGGTTCAATACCAACTGGTTTTCAACCTCCGACAAGTTGTCTATAACGATGTTCTTGAACGGATGCTTCGTTGTCCTTAACTGCTTGTAGAGCTCGTCAATGGTCTTTTCGAACTCATAGTCCTTGACGGTCTGCAATAGGTTAAAGACGCAGTGACCCTTGCCTAGAAGAGGTCCTAGACCAGCTTCAGCATTGATTATCAATGTTTCTTCGGGTGGGAGGGAGGTCGCCATCGTGGTTTTGCCAACACCGGGGTTTGAATACACACAGATTGATATACCTCGGTCAATTGTGTTTCCTGCAGGCTTCATGTCATTTAGATTCACGTACGCCTCCTTCGGTTGATAGCAAGAGGATGTACTTACGAACGTCCTCAGCACAGTGAACGCATGTTTCTTGCTCTACCATCGTTGGCTTCTCGCTATCACTATGAGGATCAGTGCGGGTTATTCCTATGTGGCGTATGTCCTCTGTTCTGATTTCACGTCCACATATATCACAGGTAATATGTCTAGCCACGGGCTAATTCCTTTCTGTGTAATTCTGAGTGGTGCATAGGACATAGCCATATAATCTCATAAGGCTTATTATAGTCCTCATGGTGCGCTTGAGCTTCTTTGCCGCACCAACAGTCTTGTCTCTTGATCCGTCCGGACTTAACCGCACGATGTACAGCATGATGACACCACATTTTCTTTGGGTTTTGTTGTCTGTATTTTTTCTGACTGATTCTACGACTCTGTAACGTCTTGCCAACGTTGGCAGCTCGCCACGCGTAACAAATTTCCCTGCATCTAGCTGGGTTTACTTGGCGATAAGCTCTTGACTTCTCAGCCTTTGCTTTTCTGCTCAATGGATTACTCATTTCCAGATGCCAATCTTTTCGTTTAGCTTTTAATTGACATTTTCGGCAACGCGTTTTATTATTGAGTCTCATCTCACCAATTTGCCCACATATTTTACAGTGAATTGTTGTAAGTAGTTTCATATCAAAACTTTCCGGCGCGCACCCATTTGTCGTGGGATGCTTTCATTGACTTAAGAATGACCGTATTCTCAGCCACACACTTGGTCAGCTCTTTGAGTGCGTCAAGGACAGTATCATCATCATCGACTGCAGATACTCCGTCTGGCCCTACTTTCTTCATTTTGTTGTTTTTTACCATCTTTTCATCCTTTCTTTTGTCCTAGACAGTCCAGGACAATGTCCTTAGTTTACTGGGGGGCCAATCGGCTTTCCGTCATGCTGGAAATACAGTTGGAGGGTAAGAGGATCGGGCTTAGCTTCAAAGCATATCTTCTTGTAATCACACTCCCAGTTATAATTATAACAAGAATCTGTGTTGCGGTAGAAAGTGGCCGTGTTCTTTTTCTTTTTGCGTAACTCCTTGATTATATTCACGGTATCTTCCTCCCACAACTTGATTTCTTGGTCGCTCCGGTAGGAATACATCTGCTTAAAGTACATTTCAGGCTTAACTGAGTAGTCAGCAAGGATGCGGTTGCCAAAGGAGAACTGGTCCTCCATGACACGCTTGCGTAGCAGAGGGCGTTTGACGTAATCATACATTATCCCAACGACTGGGAAGCCTAGCTTACGCATCGCCCACACGTAACCTGTGCCTTGAGATGAACTAGCAATGCGCTGCTCAAATATCCGCTGGGTTTGTCCTGTTGTCTTTAATTCTCTGAGCCACCACTTACCATGCTTCTTAACGATACCATCAACGCGTCCTTCATAATCAACGCGTTCATCATAACGATTGCCACGGACTAGGGGGACAGAGAACTCCTTTTCTGACTCAACGGCTTCGAATTGTTGGGTGTTCTGTAACTGGGGACAGTTTGAATACATGCCTAATGCGGTGTACTTGTTAACGACTATTTTTTCTTGTTCCTCGGGGGAGACAGCATTTATTTCATCGTCAAAAGTTGACGTGATATATTTAATGATGTCTATGCGTGGGGTGTTCTTGTAGTGGAGGTCGAATGCTTCGTGGACTACCTTGCCGAGTGTCACCGACGAGGATTGTCGAATGGGGGTAAGCTTTGCTACGTATCGCCAGTAATACTTTTTCCAACAACTTCTTGCTACCGAGGAGGAATTATTTGATAAGTGCATCTCATCTCCCTTTATCTGTTTATGTTAATAACAGATTAGCAAATAAGACGAACTTTGTCAACGGTTAAATATCTTATTCTTTTTAAGAGTAGCACGGTTACGTTTTCGTGTGTTCTTCAAAGGATTTTTCCTTCGGTTTAATTCATTTCTTAATTGCTCTTGTGATATTCTCATGCGTTTATCTTTAATAAATCGCATGGCTCGTAGTTGAGAAGGAGTGGCGGCATACATCTTGTCCGTCCTCTTCTGATCCCAGTACCTCTTCTGTGCTACGACTGTCTGTATCCTTCTTAATTCTCTTACATCTTTAGCGTTAGTACCGGTCTTAATCGGGATACCTATACCTGAAGCAGCTTTACCCCAGCCAGGTACGCGGCCTGTCTCACGTAAGAACGTTGGGAGAGCAGATCCTGCTACATGTTTAGCCATGTCTCCAGCCGCCAGGTGGAATGGTATGGCACCGGTTGTGTTAGTGATGGGCTGACCACGATAGTTCTGGTTGCCAATGACCTCAATAGCAGTCTTAGGAACCCAAGCCATCTTGCCTTTAGCAAAGCGCAGTGGTCCTTTCTCTAATAAGGTGGTCATTTGGGAGAGCTCTCGCCATAGCAGAGGGTCAAGGAATAAAGGCTCATCACCCTTGCCCTTAAACGGACCAACTCTAGGGACACGGATCATACCAAACTTCCCGGGTTCATTCTTAAACATCCATCTCTTTGGTGCGTAGATGCCCTGCTCCTTGTCCTCGTCATCATCATCAAGGAAGCTCATACCAAACTGTATTATAGAGAACAGTAGGAACTTAATCATAACGACCTTACCAAGGTGGGCTTGATAATACTTACTTAGGTATTCCATTTCATGCGTTGACTTTTCACCATGAAGAAGGCCGTTGAACTCCTTGCCATTCTTAACACGGTACTTGTGATGCTTCTTCCACAGTGGGTAGGTAGCACCTGATACCTGACGCATGAATGACATGGTAAAGTCACGAGCAAACAGCATAGCTTGTAGCATAGGTCCTTCAGCTCCATAGATATACTTGTCTATCATACCTGACGTATCGTTGGCAAAGGCTACAGCGCGGCGGGCTGCTTCATCCTTGCGGGTGGTCTCATCATGGACATAGGACTTTGAGTTAGGATTGCTCATGTCCTTGTAGAACCGGCTTGTCATACCAGACATGTACTGGTACATGACTCTTCCGACATAGTGGTTGAACACGTAGTTGTCAACGCCAAACTTATTCCCAACGGTTTCCTTCAGCTCCTCAACGTTGGATTGTAAGAGCGGATGCTTGTTGAGCATCTCGTAATCAAACAGGGATTCATTAACCCATTGCACGTTGAAGTTGCGTGCACCATGACGTATGAACAGATTGACTAGCTCTTGGTCATAGGAAGCATCCTTGATGTGGGACATAGGATCGGGGTCAGCCTTCTGTTTCTGGAACTCTTTAACACCACCACCTAATAGACCAAACTTAAAGCCACCATGCCATTGAAACAGTGGCTTAAGCACGGTATCAAATGGTTTGATGCCTATGTCAGGGTTCCACAGGTTCTGAGTGTCATCCAGCCATAGCATAGGAGATGAAGCTATCTGTACGGCAAAGTTATAAGGACTAAGCATGATGTTACGTTTAATAACACCGTTGACCTTAAGCAATGCCTTGAAGTAATCGTTCTGGTTGCTTGTTTCATAGAGGTTACTAAGCAGGGTATACACATCCTTGTGAACCCACGGGTCAAAGAATGATCCACCGCGTCTGCGTGTTAGGCCTTCCGCGTTACGGAGCTGACGATAACCCAACGATGTCATGAATGCATGTGATCTCTGCACTCCGTTCTTCATGACGGCGTAATCGTTCTCGTATATAATGAACCCGAGCTTGTGGACCTTACCTGACTTGTCCTTCACCGTTGGGAGCCCGGCCTCATCAACTGGGGTCATCCCTTGAAGCTTCTTAATCATGTCATCTTGGTTCATCTTATTGATGGATGTGTTGACGTAATCACCCATTGCCGCGGCATAATTAGTGATAGCCTTGAGTGCGGTACCTGCTTCTACGTCATTGCTTGTAGCTAAGATGGACTCAGCTGCCGTGCGGTACTTATGTCTTACCATTCCGTGGGTAAGCTGATAGGTTTGTGTGCGTGTGGTCTTGTGCTCCTCATCTCTGTGCACCCAGGCCATGTGGGAGAAACCCTTACGAACGTTGGATTCATTAGCAGCACGATCAAGCAACCCAGATTCTAACAACTGTTCGAATACGACATCTTCAATGTTATTTTTAGACAACAGCACGATGTCTTGTAGCGGTTTATCAAGCTGGCTCCAGAACATAGCCGTTGGTCTAGCCTTCTTTAATGCTCTAAGTTCAGAGTCAGATACGGAACGACCAAGATGTTTCATGACAAGCTGGTACATATGAATGTTAGCATCTCTTTCCCACTCGTTCCTACCTTTCGCAGGGCTTTGAGTCTTAATCTGTCCTTCTTGCCACAAGTGGGACATGCCTATGTCAGATAACCGGTAGTTATCGGTACCCTTGACCGTTATAATCTCTTGGTTAGCCAACTGCATAAGAGTGAGGAGAGCATCAAGACGTTCTTTCTGCACAAGTTCATTCTCTTCTGGGTAAGCTGTCTGTACATGCTTCCAAGCAGCACGTATAATAGAGTTAGTTACCTGTGCACCGCTGAACCCGCCAAGACCTGAGAGGTGGCGTTCCTTCATGTAATTCTGGACTATCTCATTGATCTGTTCCTCTGTAGCCAACGTTTTATACGGCGCGAGCTTGTTGAGCTTCTTAGTATCATCCCGTGTTATACCGAGGACAATATCTTCATCAGTAAGCATTGGGTTAATCTTCTTGCGTAAAGCAATCCATGCTTTAAGCTTCCAGCCATACTCACGCATCTCAGGACGTATCTCTTTGTCAAGGGTGTCAGAGACATTCTCGTACTGGCGGTTGCGTAGTTTACTGTCAATGGTCTCACGTGTTTTCTTAGCGATGTTACCAATGTCTCCCCACCCAGCAAACTTAATCTCACCAGTAGCAGTGTTAAAGGCTTGACCAAAGTCATTCTTCTGGTTCTCAACCAAGTCCATCATCCAAGTCTTTTCAATGTTAGCTGTCCTGGATATAGCTGAGTACCATTGTGCACCGTTGGCATCGGGTCCCATCAAGATGACCTTAGCTCCAGACTCATCAACCATTGAGCCATCAGGTAGCGTAACGACCTGTTCTTTATCAATGACCTTCTCAATATCTACGGTGCGTCCGGTCACGTTAACGAAGTTACCAGTCCTATCAAGCTTGTAAGCACCAGCAGGTAGCCATATCATAGTGGCTGTTAGCTCATCAAACATCTGGTACCCTTCAGTCAGCTTCATCCAACCTTTATCCAACGCTACGTCTAAGCCCTTGAAGTCCTGCCTGAACTCATCAGAAAGGAACAAGTTGATGTCGCTAATTAGCGACGATATGTACGTATCCAACGCTTCGGTACTGTCGATCTCAAGAACGTCGGCTGGTGTACGGACAAGCTTCCCGGCCTTAGCTGATATGGTCCAACCCTTCTTGCGTATATCACTAAGCTTGTTATTAATATATCTAAGGGACATCCTTACGTCATAGTCAAGGTTACCAGAAGTTTCTTCTGACCTTATACCCATTGGTACTTCAGATAAGTCCTTGGCAGTCAGCTTAGCCTTACCACCTTGGCTTTGGACAAGCTCTTTCAGTCCTTTATTAACAACAGCATTGCTTCTGCTCTTGAAACGGTAGTTGTTTACAACGTAAAGCCAACGGCTGATAGCCATCAAGTCCTTGCGGAGCTTCTCGGATAGCACACGGTCAGCAGATTTCTTATGAATACCAGCATCACGCTCAGCATTCTTTACACCAAACTTCATCTTAGCTGGTTCGGTCTGGGTTATCTCTGCCTGCATCTCCTTCTGTGTGTTGACCGTATCAACCGCACGCCAGGACTCCTCAGCCTTGATAAAAGCCTGGTCTCTGGTTAGCAAACCGGTATCAGTTACCTCTTTAACCCACGCTAGGAACTTATGCTGAAGCTCAAAGTTCTCTGAGCCGTCCTCTTCAATCTGAACCAACTCATCCAAGATGTTCTGTTCCCAACGCTTCTTCTCATCGTGGGCTTCACGTGCCTGCATGCGACGGGCCCGTTCTTCCATCTCTCTTAGCTTCTGAGTATCATATTTATCCTCTACTAAGTTGATGTCCTGCAATGACTTAGGATTAGCAACGTCCTTTGCCTCTTCCATTGCCTTGCCAGTTTCTAGCTGCTCCGCGAAGTACCCAGCGTTGGCTTGCATCTCTGCTAGCTTAGAATTTATCTCTTCCGGAGTGAAGTTCTCGACCAGTTGGTCTTTGTAATACTGTGCGTCATCACTGTTCCCCTCATACAAAGCCTTCTTAATCAAGGCGTCCATGGCTATGCTACGCTCAGGGAGAATTTGTATACGCTCATTCTCAAACAGATCGAACTGACCTGCCTGCTTGGTAGAAGGTACCCTCTTAGCCCTCTCCAGAGCCTTCTTAACAGCGCTAAGCCCTGTCGTGAGCGGCGTTGTAGCGAAGTCTAGACCTTTCTCTACGGATTCACGTTCAACCACGTCACCGGTACGCTTAAGCCTTTCCGTAGAGTCAGTAAACGGTTCAGCTATCTTACCTGACTGATACCCACGTCCCTTAGCAAGGCCGGCTTGTTTCTTCTTTTCTACCTGTGCCATGCCTCGTTCGTACTTAGCCCTACGGTTAACGTCATTCCGGACACGTATTTGTATGTCCTTAAGCTCAGGCGGAAGGTTCTTGTCCTCAGCAAACGCCTCCATCTTATCAGGATTGATAGAAAGAGCACGATATAGGAGTTCTCCAAGGTTTACTGACTGACGTTCAGGCGTTTTAACCGAACGCTTTGCGTAGATGTTAACAATTTCCTTGGGATCCGTAGATTGACCGGCCACAAACGTTGGCTTACCCACCTTAGACTTGAAGTCCTTAAGCGAACTCTTCAATAAATAGTTGTAAGCGGCTGTAACAGTAGGGAATTCTATGCCTTGGATGACAGCTTGGATGTTTAAATATTCTGAGGGAACGTTGGATGGACCAAACCCGGCGTACATCTTACGTCCAAAGGTAGCCTGGTTGTAAATAGAGGACGTGTTCCGCTTGGTTAATAGCCCTGACAGCTTAAAGTTATTCATGATATACTCTTGGTCAAGCAGAACGAAGTCACCATCGCCAGTCTCTATGACGAACTGGTCCACCTTGTCTTGCCCTATGCTCTGGTCAAGATCAGCCTGAACCAACTTGAGTGTCTGCGACTCCATGTTCCATATCTGATACGTGCGGTCATAAGACTTACGGATGCTGCGGGACTTCATACTATTAAGTCCGGCCTCACTCATAACGTAAAAGTGATCCTCTCCTTGCTTTACGTGTAAGTACTCGCCCGTTGGGAGTATCCATGCGCGGGAGACAGGCGTACCAGTGATAGCGTATTTCTTATGTCGCTTAACCTTAGCTATTAAGGCCTTGTCCTCTGCGGTTGCAAAGCCTGCGAACTTAAGCTCCTTCTGTTCGTTCTGCTTAGCCTCAAGGTTCTTAATCATCTTGGCTAAGTCCAGCTTCTTACGCTTATCAAGCGTAGTCCTAAGCTCTTCTCTAAAATTATCAATGTAATTCTGGTACTGTGGGCTGGTTGTTTCAGGTTCAAACCTACGGAAGAACATACCTGCTTCGCGTTGGGAAGATCGGATTGGGTTAAACCGTGTAACAGTCCATCTTCCTACCCCACGCAACTTCTCTTCCAGGCCTCTGGCCTTCTTCTCTGACATGCGTTGGGTTGCCTGTTGCTTTGCGCCGGCGTAGATGACAGCTGCTACCTCGTTAATATCTTTAATGGTCATCTTGGTTGTGTGTGTAGCATTCCAATGCTCAAGCCATGTCTCTGGCGTGACGTTACCGTAGTACGGCTTAGCTTGTTCGCGAGCAGCTTTGTCAGTCATACCATACGTGTGTTTAAGACTCAACGCTTCACATACATGCTCTTCACACCAACCGAATAGAGCGTCAGCCATAGCAGGGTCATCTATAAGGTCTTGCTGGTAAGGCTTACCTTCAAGCTTATTAAGCCTGTTCTCTGTGACTTCAGCAAGCGTCAACCCAACGTGCTCTCCACCCTTAGCTAAGGATTGAAGATTCTTCTTGTTGTTCGTGTTGATAACGAAATGAACCTGCTCATGCATCATTATCTGAGCAATAGCTTCAGCCAACGAAGGGTGTTTGCCCTGTATATCGAAGTGTCCTTCTTTCCATCGTTGCTCAATGGCATCAGCAAAGATGCTAATGCTTCCATCCTGCATGTATCCATACGTTTTAATCTCATCAAGGTTCCTAGCAAGACGGAATATAATATCAACGTCTTTGAATGAACGTAAGAACAACGGAGCACTCTCGTTGTGTATCATCTCAAGGATAAGCTTAACAGCACCAGACACGGCTTCGCTATATCCGGACGCTCTTAATATCTTGTCGTTGTCATCATCAGGGTCAGACTCGTTTGTACTGAAGTCAGAACGGTCAGCCTTCCACTTGCCCTTGAGCATGTCATTGAATCTCTTATGGAGATTGCGTGGGTTTAATCCTTGCCCAACGAACTCAACCTTATATCCTTCATGTTGCATGATGTTAGCAAGGTCTTTTAACTGGATCATCGGAGATCTTGGCAGAGTATGCTCGTCCGTTGGGAACATGAGCCAAGGAGCAAACACTGAAGTGTTACTAGAGCCCTCTTCGTCGTAGGATTGCGTTGACTCACCGCCAACAACGTGAACAGTATACTTGCCCTTGCCGTCTTTAGGCTGTTGGTTCATGATACGATTTACATCTTCTGACGAGAACTCAGGGTTACTGGCTGCAGATTCTTGGAGTTGCACGTATAAATTAGTGGCTCTCAGTTCCTCACTGTCCATGCCTATCGTTCTTCCGTCACCTATTGGGAACTTCATACCACGGAGAATTCCGTCAATCTTCTTATTTACAGATTCTTTCTGTTCTGTGGAGAAATTGTTAAAGACGCTCTGACCGGCATCTTTGGCTGTTGATACAACCCTGTTGTATAGGTTTGGCTTGCCTCTGCCACCCTCAATGGTAACGCTAGTAGAGGTCATGACGTTGTTGACATCTTCACGGTTTAGCCGTTCGCTCTTTAATGTCCCGGATCTTTCAAACTCTTTGTAGGCATACTCTTGTAATTTGTTAGCTGTTCCAGCAATGTTATCAGCCACCTTAGTGACCATAGCTTCAGCTTGTTTTAAAGAAATCCTGCTGCCATCCTCGTTGTAGACCTTATCTCTACCAAGCTTTCGGTATAAGTCACCTGCAATATTGTCAATAGTATCTGGATTAGCTGCTGCGGAGAGAAGCCCACCGGCTAAGAAACCACCAATGAACTGTTCAAGTAGACCATCTGTAATGTCCTCGTAGAGGTTCTGTGTTCCTTTCCAACCATATGCCTTGAGAGCACCAGAGAAAACACCTTGAGTGACCTCCTCAAGGCCCTCAGTGATACCTGTACGTAAGAACCTGCGGGCAATGTTCTTTCCACCCTTCATATATTCCATCAAGGGAACAATCTCAAGGACTGATTCACCCATCCAGTCAAGCATGGCAAGGTTACTGGACTTCCCAATGGATAGCCCGTTGGCACGAGCCTCTTTGTACATGCTAGAACCAATGACAGCACCCAACGGTTGTGTACCGGCAAAGGATAAACCGAGCTGAGCCATCTTACCAAGCTGAGCAAACTTAATAGCTTTTGGGATTGCTCCGACCAACTTAGCACCCTTGAATGCTGCAGCGCCTCCAGCAAAACCCAACGCTACGGAAGGCAGCGCTTCACCCAACAGACCAGCAGAGCGTATAAAGGGATGGTTCTTAAGAGTCATCTCCTCGCGGGGTCGTTCACGTCCAGTTGACATCTGGTTTTCCCAGTAAGACGCGTGCTGTTTACCCCAATTAGCTAACTCATCATCTCCACCAATCTCACCCATCCAGTAAGCCATGTCACCAACACTGCTGATAAGACCTTCTGTGCCACGACCTAGACCGTAGCCAAGCTCGGTGAACATGTTGGGATTATAAACTTCAGTCTTAGAACGACTTGGGTTTTGGGGTTTTGCCCTGAACTTTGGTGAAAATGGATTGTTTTCCGGGTTGGCCATCTTGCATCATTTCCTTTGCGTATGAAGGGATTGGCATAAGTATATTCCTAAGCCTCTTTTCCTGATCTGCTTGGCTCATAGAGTTCACTTGGTCTCGTATCTTCTGCTTGTTCTCTGCACTCATCGCCATTAGTATGACCCTCCATTGGGATTGTTAAACTTCCCTCCATATTTACTAAAGGTGTTCAGCAAAGAATCCTTTGTTTTATTGAAAGCATTTCCATAGAATTCTTTTGGAGCATCTAAGTCAAACAATTCTCCTCTATACGCATTCTGTAACCATTCTTTTGGTATGCTAGGTAGCCCCTTGATAGCACCCGGCATTAAACCAGAAGCACCAGTGTATGCATTATAAGACGTACCAGCAGCACCAGCTCCATAGGAAAGAGCCTTTTGACCCATGCCAAGAACAGCCTTTCCTGGGTTAGGCATTTTCTTTTCGCCAGTAGCGTAGTCCAGTATATTTCCGCCAGGACCTTGCACTGTCTCCCCTCTTTTAGGCAGGTACTCAAATCTTTTAGTTTGATAATTAAACTGGGCCTTTGTGTCTGGTGGTGCATTTTTATCTGCTTCGTCTTGAGCTATGTCAAACTTAACAGCATCAGACATCATGGAAGGCATCTTATCTGATGGTATTCCACGTGATTTAGCAACCTGAGCAGACTTTGCTGTGATAGCGCCTTCATATCCACCGTATTTTTTAAGTACAGTGGAAAGTTCTTTCTCAGCTTCTTCACTTAAACTAGCAGCATCAACTAAGCCTTCCATAAAACTTCTTCCCTCTACCCATGATTCCTTAATAGATTCAGAGTAGAGCTTTGAGCTTGTTCCGTCACCTCCAACAGAAGCCATAAACTGTCCGGTATCTCCTATCTCAATGGCACCTGGATCTCCTTCTTGTGCTATCCTGCTCTTCCCACTAGCAATAGAGGCATAGGCAAGCTTAACGGCGTTCTCATTTTTTAGCGCTTCTGCTTCCCTCAACCTCCTGACGTTCTCTGAACCCATCTTAGCCCACGCTAAGTCAGCTCCGCTATTGCCCTTGTATTGTGTTCCTTGTGATGTGAACTTTCCCATTGTTTCCCCCTTAGAATGATATTTTAGACCCACCGTAATTAGACGGCGCTGTGCTTCTGTTATAGTTGCTTATGTTTCCTTGCCCACCCATTGAAGATCCCGCGCCTCGTGTTGGGTCTGCTCCTGCTCCCATCTTACCACGGAAGAACGTACCAGCTATATCAGCCACATCGGTAGGGCTCTGTGTACCAAACCAAGACATTCCTTTATCAAACTGTTCTCCAAGCCAACCAGTCTCACCGGCTACTGGGTCAACTTTATACGGGAACATTTCCCCTCTTTGTCCTTGAGGTAGCTTAGCCATACCTTCAGGTGCTCTCATGGCAGCTTCACCCATATAGTCCATACGATACTTGTTCATGGCTGCTTTGGCTGCGGCTTTCTTGGCCTGTAATTCATAGTTGACCTTATTGAATTCCCCAGTGTTACGCTCACCACCAAGACCAGAGATAGAACCGGCCTCCATAGCATTACCAAACATGCTACCTGACCTATCACCGGGGTCACCCATGTATTCTCTATCGAGTGAAGCATAATCATTCTCAAGGATACCTTCAGAGTACGCTTTCATGCCAGGGCTCTCTTCAAAGTTCATAGCACCTGTCCAGTAGTCGTTCATCTGGTCACGCATGCCCTGATAGTCCCCGTAGTCATCAAAATATGCTGTATCTATACCGTGCTCTCCCGGCGTTCCTTCTGTCCCCATGAAATATTCACCCATGTTAAAAGCCATTGCGATCTCCTTGGTTATACGGCCTCGACGTAAGCTACCGTTCCTTCCGCTGTTTTAAAGTATATCCGTTCATTTGCTCCATTGTCAAAGATAATAAATGTACCATAAGGCACCTTGGTTGGTGCTGTGTCCGTGTATTCTATTGAAAGAGATTTACTATACAAGTAAGACAAGGCTTTGTTTATATCCCTTGCCAAATCTTTTGACCATTCGCCCTTCTCTGGTACTTTGTAAAGTTGTTCTATCATAATATTGTTGGCTGTGGACTGAACAGCCCCTTTATTTCATTCAACCTGAATGACTCCAGGTCGTTCTTACCTACCTTGAAATTCATTTCCTTGCCAAGAGCCGTGTCATGTAGCATGCTTTGCCAACGATTTGGGTTAGCGTCAAGTGATACTGTAAAGGAATTGCTTGCGTTCTCTGTCTCCCAGTATAGCGTAAACGAACCGACTTCACCAACATGCGTTGTACCAACAAGCTTAAAGAACTTATCTGAGAAAGGCAAGTCAAAGTTTCTAAAGCCAATCTCATACTGGAAGTTCACAGATGTCTCAGCCACCGTCGAGCTTTTATTGTACGTGTACTTGACAACGTATGCGTTAGTAAAATATACCTGTGGATTGGTCACTTGAGAGTCAGCGGCTGTAAGGACTATCAAGTACTGCAACCACACGTTTGTTGTTGACGCAATCGTAGATCCGTTGGGATCAGTTAACAACTCGTCCCACTTCTTATACGTAACGTCAGTTCCACCACCAGCAGTGAACTGAACAGCAGAACCACCTGAAGTTAATGACACTTGGAAATTATTGGCATCAGTGCGTAACACATAATACAATATTGAATTAGAAAACCCCGGAGGGATTGTAGTGGTAGCATCAATGATGACTCTATCTGTATCAACCAACCCATGGTCAGCATCCCCAAAGGAATGAGTCCCACTGTTCCCAGTGCAAGAGGTAGCATCATCAACGGCAGCTTCAGTTGCTCCCAGCCGTACGGAGAGAGTAACGTTGTCATTGGCAACGTTAGCAATCGACTCATTCCAGAACATCTTACCCAACGCATCTGCGTTGATCTCCTGAGCTGGAGATACCCATACTCCATGCGTGTACGTTGTGATTGAAGCGTCGTTGTAATCAAGCATCTTGCCAATTATTTTCTTCACAAGACGGAACGTAACGGCTGTAGGTGTTGGCGTAGCATTAACAACGGTAGCAGAGACAGCGTGAGTATGCGCACCACCACCAGCAGTACGGTCATCACCTCCACCCCAAGGTGTTCCTGTTCCTGACGTTGAGCCTGTAACAGTGTGAGTATGCTCAGCATTGGCAGCAGACCCCGTGGATATTGTTGAAGTGCTAACCTTTATATATCTTCCGTCATAGGTTGAATCAACTGCCCAATCATTCCCGGGAGCACCGGCTCCAGTGTATAAGCAGTATCCATATATTTCCGTACCATTCCACGTGCTCTCTTGGGATACTTTCTTTATCAATCCAAAGGCAGCGTAGTCCAATTCCCACCCGTCCATTGAAGCACCTTGAATAGGCAAGTTATAAGTGTGGTAATGGGGATGGTAAGTTCCTTGAGACTGTCCTATCCCTGTGCTCATTGTACCAGCACCACCGCCAACCATTGCACCACTACTTCCAGTTCCCGTGTGAGTATGCCCAGCACTATTAGGTGAGAAAAGGCTTGATGTACCAAATCTCAAGTAATGTCCATCAATGCCTGAACCCCAAACGTCAATGGCACTCTGCCAACCAGTAGGTATATCAGACGCATTCCACATGATGTATGAGCCAGTAGGGAAAACGTATTCCGTCGTGTCAGTATTCTTATAAAACATCCTTAGTGTTATATTCCTCGGGCAATCAGACGTAGCAGAAGTTGTGTGAGAAGATATTGTATGAGTATGGGAATTCCAATCCCCTGCAGATCCGCTCTCACCAATCCATATTCCGGATGGAGTTGTAGAAGCAAGTGAACCTGTGTAAGTATGTGTATGCGTGGATGAACCTGAAGTAGCACCATACGTACTATTAATAATTAACAGCCTATCGGCATAAGTCGTTATCTCAGTCCATCCAGCTCCGGGTGTCGTTACCGTGCTATCCCAAAAGATACAAATACCCTCTGGTATAGAACTCGCTGCGGTGGTAGCTCCAAGCTCTACGTACGGAGAATTTTCAGTACCTCCAATGAACACGTCTGCTCCAGAACCAGTATTTACCTCAGTCTTAGTCCTTAAGCGGTACGCTTCCTCAGATTCTTTAGCCTTTAAGATATAGCCATTTACAGAATCTCCATAATACAGCTCACCTGTTTCGTCATCACCTGTCTTAGACGCAAAGCAGTTAGCCCCTGAGATCGTGGTTGATGTCCACAAGTCTATACTCAATGCCTCCCGCTTGAAGTTCCAACGCATAATCCTGTCATGGAACTGGTTGGCTACGACCTTATCAGCATACGCCGCGAGCATAATCCCGTTGTGGTAGAACCCAACGACATCAGAATAGGTTGCCGGCAGGATGTCCTCTGTGTCAAACTCCTGAATGACAGGACTGGCTGTCTGCCCATCATGGATGTACCAGTGATCCCACCCTAAGAACACAATGCCATAAGGCGTCTGTGTAATAGACCATTGCGCGGGTGACCCAACGAAAGAGTCCGGGTCCTCAGCATACCAAGAAGAGGGATCTGCTCCTGATGTTCCTGATGTGATATAAAGCTTACGACAAGTGTTCTTTTTAATACAGACCATGACACCCAGCTGTATCGGGATGCCCATAATCTCATCACCATCATCAGCGGCCACTTCCATGTACGTTGAGTTGGTCGTATGGTCTATGTAGTGAGGCAGATAAGGGTTAGAATAATAAATCTTGTTTGGGTTACTTGGGTCACCAGCGATGAATAGACGTTCCCTATGAACCTTGAGAATGCTTCCTTTAGGCATGTCATCTGTAACGGCAGGCAGAGCAGTGACTGTGGTATCAGCTATGTCATCTTCATACGTTGTTTCCGTGTTGTTGCCTATCGTAGCAATGAGGTAATAATCAGAGCCGTCACCCTCCGTGCGGTAGATCTTCCTGTCAGACCCAATCGGACCCAACGGTATATTCGACAGCGTAACCTTTCTGTTTGAAGCGTCGGTTGTTACCGTATTACTAACGGAATCGCATATGTAAGCATTAGTGTCTATGGCAATCTTATATGAATACACCGCGGCACTATCTAGGTTACTTCCTCCTGCGGCTAGAGCGGCCTTACAAGCGCCTAACTCCCACGTAGTGTTCGTTGATGCCCCATCGTAAACAAATGGATTGTCGTAGCCGTTAGAGCATATTAAGAGGTCTCTGTACACCTCAAAGGACATGCGTTTGCCAGTAGTCAGGGATGTCCTGATAGCAGTCCACGTGCCACCAGAGTCTGTCCCAACGTAACAGGTAGTACCGTGGACCATAATGAACTTGGTTACACCACCTTTGGTGTAATAGCGGTACAGTCCAGTAATGGCTCCTGAGCCCTTGCTTGTTGAATTGTAATAAGTCAACGGGTCACGCTTGTCTACTGAACCAGGCTCTGCTTCAAAGCGAGCGTTCTGAGCGTTCTCAACCCACTTGTCCTTAAGGTCAAGATCCTCTATCTGGTTGTTCATGCCAGGCATGTTCTTGATGTAAAACTCTTTGAGCTCTTCAGTTAATCCGGCCATAGGTATCCTATACGTTCTTGTATGATTTCATTATAATTTCTTCATCTTCACGTTCACGGTTTGTCTCAACTTTATAATCGCTCACGCGTTTAAAGAACTTTTCCCACTGGTCATTAGCCTTATCACCCCATCCTCTATCCTCAAAGCCTGTAGCACAGGCAAAGTTAACAACAGCTTGATGTAACGGCTCAGGTATCGTAGGCGAGTCAGTGGGAGAAGAGATGTCAGCATGTTCTTTCGTGTAATAGACCCTCATATAGTTGTCACCAACGTTATCCTCATTAGGCGGTGGGTCAATACCAATGACATCTTCTTCACGATCCCAGTAATAATGCGTTGGGATACTTGGGCTACCACCGTAATTGTACGTGGCCGTGCCCGTTGAAGCATTGATCGTGTACCCAACGTTACCTAACCAGCCATCGCTCTGGTTGTTCAAGTCATCGCGGGACGTTGGAATAAGCTTTTCCCAGCTTTCATTGGTAAAATAATATACATCTTCTACGCTGTAAATATTTGCAAATTCATCTGATAACGTCCACTCCCTCACCCCTTCAGATGCTGTTGAAGATGTGCAAGAGACCGGTGTGATATAGCCATTGGCTTTTAAGCTCTTTGTTCTAAAGGAAATGTCTCGACAGCCATCATTGATGTATGCAGTCAGCTCGTCATCTGTCCAGAAGGCTCCCCCAGCATCTCCAAGGCGCTTTCTAATTAGTGTTCTTAATTGTGTTAATGTCATTACATCTCCTTTAGCTTTACTTGGAGCACTTCATTGAAATAGAACTCAGACATGCAAACATCTCCGTTCTCCTGAACATAGAAGTCCGTTTGCTGTATCGGGTAGAGCGTTATGCCTTTACTTGCGCATCCTACCAATAGCAGCATTGAGATAAGAAGCACGCCGAGCTTTGTTTGTTTCTTTAAGAGCATCGACAATCTCCTTTCCGATCTCAGCCTTTTCCTCAGCCTTTTGCTTGTTGCTCTCAGCTTTAAGGTTAAGGAAAAAGCCAACGATCTTAAAGAACTGCATAAGTCCTGCAATCCAGCTCATAATTCTCCTAGTTAAT